CCGAGCCAGTCTGTGGTTGTACCGAAGCGAAGTAGGGTTGAGGAAGCGGCAGTGTAGAGAGGTTCACCGCCACCAGAGATGCCAAGAGAAGAGGTGGCGACCCATTGAGGAATGCTTCCAGTTGATTGCAAGACCTTCCCATTCGTGCCAATCGGCAAACGATTGTTTATTGAAGGATTGGAAGAGCCGTAAAGGATGTCGCCGAGGGCGGCATAAGAAACGAAAGGTATTGCGATGATTGCGAGAGTTATAAGGGTTTTTTTGAACATGTTATTTTTTATTAAGCTACTTGTAAACTATACCAACTTCCTGCAATATAGATTTGAGGAGAATCGGTATCTGTGTTGTAAGCGGTCTGGCCGTTGGTAGGAGTGAGAGCGTTGATTTGAGCTTGGGAAAGGGGGGGGAAGGACCCTGAACCTAATTCAAGTTTACTGATCCTTATTTCATGATTATTTAATTTTCCAATAGGAATACTAGGAACAGCTTGTTCCCCTTTATTGATCCTATATGATGAATATTCAACGCTCATATATTTGGACCTCATCGTTAACTCTTGCTAAATGCTCCTCAGTCTCTTTTTCGACCTGCGCGATAGCGATTGCCTTGCCCATATCATTACCGACAGCAGACTTCTCGGCCTTTATTTTACCAAGATTTTGCTCAATTTCATACTTGTTTTTCAACAAGTTGGTATATTCAAACATATGATCGAGCTTATCTACTTGTTTACCGTAGCAGGCCTTCCTGATGAGGTACCTTTGAGTGTCTATCGGAAACTGCTTTAAATAGCCCACAACCTCTTGTAACCTGTGGAAACGCTGTGGAAAACCTATTTCATCCACGCCTATATTTAGAGCCTCCATAAGCTCAACGCCAGTGATAACGTCTACGTTTAGATCATTAAATAGTTGTTCTGGATTGGCCATGGTGTTATAGTTAGCGCATGTTCATATTAATGATAATAGTTTGGTTACTGTTTTTTGCTATTATTGGTAGCACCAAGTGAAGTCTGCCCAGCAACCGCATAGTATTTCAACAGTTGCGGATCCCCTGCAATCATCTTTAAAACGTTGATGATTGGTTGGACTGTCTTAGCTGTGTATCCAGCTCCTCGTAGAAGAGGTATCGCAATGGCTGGATGTGAAATCAATGATGCAATTATCATTGGCACATTGCCAGTCATAATGCCGCCACCAGTGATGATGTCCTTCATGTAGGTTGCGGTCTTAATTCCATAGGTACTCTGTATATCCTCCACAGTCTTCAATATCTGTAATTTTTTCGTAATACCGGGGCTTATCTTTTCCATCGTAGCCAAGAGTTCGCTCTTGCCCTTTCCACTAGCATTAGCAATTTTATTTATCGCCCCAGGCTTAAAATCTTGCCCATCAGCTGTTAGGAATGTCTTTTTGGCGTCTTGATACTGCTTAATAAGAGGTGCAGAGGTTGTATCCAACTGTTGAAGCCCTTGCACTTGAGGTCTCATTACCTTATTAGCGTCCGCCCGGATAGCCTTACCAACAAGTGCCGCGCCATCATTGATACCGAGTTCACGCCCGAATTTACCCATCTTAGTAGCCTGTTGACGCATGTTCAAAAACTCTTCCGGAGTCATTGTTGTCTTATTTCCCCATCGATCCACAAAGTTTTGAATAGCGGCTAAATCTCCTGGTGCATATATATTTGAAGCAGTACCTGAAACTACCTTGAGACTACCGTCTGCTTGTTTTTCTAAGCTCAGCTTAAAAGGAATCGCCTTACCGCTTTCATCGGCACTTGTACCTTTAGAGAGAATATCCGAGAGCCAATTTTCTGGGACGGAAACTGTTCCTCCACCGGCTTTTATAGGGTTATACGCCCGGCCAGCGTCAGTCTTAGCTTGTTCCAAGGCATCTAGGGAGCTTGCGAACTCATCTGCCACAGAACCTCTATTCACCTGTTCCATTGCCATTCTTGAATACTGTGCGGGATCACTTAGGACGGCCGTCATAGAGGCTGGGTCTGATAGCCCAATCATCTTTGATGACAGCGTTCGTGCCGCACTTGTAACACCTCCTGCAACCATTCCTACTCCCTTTGTGAGAGGGGTTAGCGGATTTGTATACTGTCCAGCGGTTTTCAAACCACTGCCTATATTAGAAAGTGTGCCAGGTGTCGTGAGAGCGGCTGTTGCTTCCGGAGAACTGCCTGCTACTAAACCTTTAGCAGTAGAAATATAATCAGATGCTCTTGCTAAATCTGCTGCCCTAGATATGTCAGCTACCTTGCCCACCGCCCCTACTGCAGCTCCCACGCCATCCAAAAGAGTGGAAAGGTCAAGGGCAACGGAGGCGGGATCGGTATATAAACTATGACCAACATGATTAATCACTTGAGAAAGAGAGTCGCCACCATATTTATTCTTTAAGTATCCTACTGCCCCATCAAATAATTGAGTATCCTGATTATTAGCTCCAAAAAGTTTTTCAACACCGCCCGCACCCATTCCTAAAATATTTTGCGCAGTTTGTATCGGGTGCATTACGGCTTGTCCAAGTCCACCAAGAACTCCCATTGTACTACTAGCAAGATTCCCAACAAATCCCGAAACCGACGGTCCTTGGTCTGGTGTGGCGCTTGGAGTCATTCCTGTCGAAGCCTGGGCGGTATCAACGCCTGGAATGCCTCCAGATTGCTGTCTCCTCGCTTGTGCGGCTTGTTGTGCGGCCGCTAGAACGTTCTGAACATAGGTAGGCGTGTCATATGATACGCCGGCACTGTTTGTACCGACGTTTCCTGTAGGGTCTATTTTACCACTGTTCCACATCGAAGCTATCTGGCTTGGATTCATTCCTTGAGCCTTTAGATCCGCGATGCGCGCATAAGCGACTTTATTCTGATTGGCAGGATCATTAACATTTGCATTAGGATCGCCTAGATATTTACCTGCCCACTGAGTCCAGGTTGAGGGCATAAATTGAAAACCACCGTTCTCTCCAGTGCCTCCCTGCGCATTCATATTTCCCCCACTCTCAACCTGCTTGATGCCAGCCATCAAATTCAGGACTGACGGATCGAGTTGTGATTTATCTGTTGGTAACATTTTATTGAAGATTAGCCCAGTCTACTGAACTCCCTGCCGCACCACCTGTCGGATTAGACGAAGTGTAGTTTCCTGAAAATACTTGACCACCGCGCATCTGAGGGTAGAGAGGAGCAAGAGCGTTGATTATCTGTCCACGCAATGCTTCGGCTTTCGTCATTGCCGTTTCGAGGTTATCCCCGGCAACCGGCATGTTCTGTGTAGCAGCCTCAATGATACCCATGTTCATGCGGAATCCTGAACCCACACCGCCAGCGAGGGCCGTGGTGGCCTTAGAAGCGGCGTCTTTCAATTGATTAAAGTTCGATAGGTCTGGATTAAACTGTAGCCATTGATTAGCCCAAGCTAAGGCGCTATCGGCGTTCTTGCCGCCAACGCCAGATTTCAAGTTACGTATCGAGAGGGCCTCTGCTGAATTCACCACATCAATAATCTGTTGGGCGGCCAAGACTGCGTTAGCGCCGCTTCCGCCTCCTGGGAAGTATGGAATACCCGCGGCCGCCGATTGGCTTTGTGCTGTTGCCTGCAATGCGGCAGGAAGCCTGTTACCGTCTATGAACCCAAGCTGGGTGACGCTACCATCGGCATTCTGGAAGGACACGTTCTGAACATATTGTCTTAGAGATGGTGTAAGGGCGTTAATGTTGCCATATCCATTAGATCCGTAGCCCTGAGACTGACCCTGAGGCTGTCCTTGATACTGTACCTGAGTAGCCTGACCATCTGCCGTATAAGCTGGCACGGCACCCATGCTACCTCCTTGTGGCTGATTCTGTGAGCCATTATTGCCTCCTGGAGCGGTAGAACCGCCTGGCTGAGACTGTTGCTGACCCATCGCACCCGAACCATAGAACTGCTGGGCCTGTTGGATATATGGTTGCATATTTAGAGAACCATCTGGGTTGTACTGGGCTGATCCGTTCTGAACGGCTATCTGAGCAAGGCCCTGAGCCGTTGACATGATTGTCTGAGGTGAAGCCCCGGCACCTTGATACATCGTAGTTCCAGACCCCGGCGATACTACACTATTACCCGGAGTAACCTGCATCGGAGCATAGTATGGAGCTTGAGCTGTTAGAGCTGCAATGTTGTTCTGACGAGCCATTTGCATGACATTATAATTCAATGTCGCACCCTGACCGGCAAGAGTGAGTTGTGCGAGACGGGCATCGTTCTCATGCTGAATATCCTGTGAAGCCTGATCTGCCTGGTCTTTGGTCATCTGGCCACTAGAATACAGATCTGAAATCTGTTGAGCGGCATGATACTGCTGAGCCTGTATTTGCTGTTGAGATTGGATGTACTGCTGGTATGTGCCAACTTGGTCTGGCGTCATTTGATTGGCCGCTGGTAACTGTTGAGTATAGTATTGCTGTGCGGCAGTCATTCCCTGAGAATTTGAAGTAGTAGGATATAGAGAAGGGTTGGAACCAGTGGCCAAAGAAGTCTGTTGACCATTTAGATAGCTCATAATGTCACCTGTACTGGTATTACTATTGGCATAGTTTGACGGAACATTCGATGGTGTGTTCACGTTAAATCCGTTTGAACTAACTGCAGAAGAAGGTAATGCTGAGTGTTGTTGACTGATTGAATCCATCACAGGAGACTTGCTCAACCCTGTCGCAAGATCGACGTTCGGGTTAGCTAGGATATAAGCTGACTGCTGTTGAGGAGTGAGTCCGGCATAGGCTGAAGAGAAAGTGCCGACAGTCGGTGCGGGAGTAGTTGTTTTTGTAGGCTGTGTTGGACCATAAGATGTTGGAGTAGTTTGTGCCTGAGCAACCGGCAACCCAATATTTCCCGCAAGGGCAGTATTTATGAAACCACCAACAGTACTTTGTCCCCCATTATTCATTACAGGGGTGCTAGTCTGTGTTCCGCCGGACGAAGGCGTGAAAACAGGAGAGGAATTGAGGTTGAAATTAAGAGAGGAAGTTGCCATATTGGTAATATTATACTATTAATTATAATCCTGCGACACGCTATTCATCACCGCTAATTCTTCAAACTCGTCTCCTTCATCCATAAGCATGAATACTTTTATCTGTATCCACGGGGTTGTCGCTGACATCGGTAGGTTCAGTTGTTGATACTGCTTAACTTGGTTTGTCGCAATTCCGGACTTGATCCACTCCTGAAAACGAGCTTTTGCCGTACCTGTGGTAACCCCTGTATGAACCTCATCCATGGTCACTGTGTAGGTACCGGCAACAAGTGGCATTGAGACAATGTGCGAACACATACCACCTCCAGTCCCTTGAGTGATTTCAACCTCGTCTCCAATGGCGTAATAGGAAATATCAGATGTAGTTGTAAAGGAGGTCGTGTTAACCCATGTGATAGGAACTTCCAATGGTACAGTAGCGGAAGTTCGATATTTCACTACGATCTTATCAGCGGCATTAATCATGTTCTTATACTTGAGAGCAATCGCCTTCCATGTTTCCGTTAATCCTTGAGACTCTAATTTTGTCGTGATAAAGTAGCCGGCACGGAGAGTTGAATGGTAAGTAGCAGTAGTGGAATATGGAAGAGTATCGTTTGTCCAAACCTGTGAAACAGTATTTGAACCGTCTTTGAAGATGGTGGCACCTGCGAGGAATTGACCGTTTGTGTCGACTAACGTACTGTCTATTTTCATATCAGAAAGACCCCCAACCGCCGAAAGACGATTCTGCCCGTAGTCAGTAATTGTGTTTGAATGCGATGGAGTATAAGAAAGAGAGTATTTATGATATAGCCCTATCGTCTCATCATATTCCCAGATACCTGACGGGCAATGTTCAAGAATCGTTCCAGTATTATCGTTGACCTGATTACTAATGAGCATATTTATCTTACCGTTAATAACACTCATTCCATTTGGATGAATGAATTTATTATTAAAAGCATTACTCAATGGGTTAGTTAGATATTTATCATTCAAAGGAAGGCGAGCAATTTCTTGGAATGAATTGGAATTGTATTTTAGCAATCGTCCATTGGAATCCATTACGTATGGAATATCGTCCATAAGAACACAGGCAAGCGGAGAGGTAGCTCCTAATCTGTAATACCGGGTTGTGGACTGACTGACCCCATCCCATTCGTAAACATATCCTTTACCTTTAGAAAGGTTAGAAACAGAGCCCACGCCTATCCAGATACGGTTAGTGGCACCACGAACAAAAGTAATATATTGAGTTGGATCAAAAGCAGAATTGCTTCCATTATTTAATGTGTAATCATTTCCCATCGTCGCAGGAGTATTATTAGACCCCCATGAAATGATTTGATTATTCGTATGCACCATGTACAGACGTCCGGCGTATGATGTCAATTGATGTGTAGTACCAGAAGCAGCCCCGCCTGCTGTAAAATTGTGCCATGCCCCATCGTAGTAATAAACGGAGTTACTATTGGTTGTGACATAAAGCGCTCCCCACATAGTTTCAATGTCTGATACGGCTGAACTGCAAGTGGTTGGATATGAAGCCGCTGTTGTAAATTTAGTAAAAGCGGACTGCGGAGCACCTGGATTAGCGTGAACAAATGCACCCGCAACGGTAAAAATTAAACCTGTTCCAGTTGGAGAAAATCTAAAACCAACAGGAACATCTGTTATGTCTGTATCCGTTGGGGAATTCACATTATCTGTGCATATCATCCTAGTCGGTCTAATCTTTCCGAGGTTATACCAAGGATCCATATTGAAAGTTGCAACCAAGTTACCTATCGTATCTGAACGATTTGTCTGTATCCAACTCTTTGTTCGTTGGAGCATTCCAGACGCCATTTGAGGTAGTCTAAACATTAAAATATAATTAAATAATAAACACCAAAATTATTCGACCCATTACTTCCTATAACCACTGATCCTGCAGCAACCGGATAGGCAAACAACAAATCAGATGTCCCCGACGTGTCGCCCGTTAGAAGAACTGTTGAAGTCGCTTTAATACGACTGTCGGAAACAGTTTTTGTTCCAGAGACCAAGGTTACTTTGCCCCACATAGCAGCTGAACTAAACGAGCTGAACGTTGTTTTAAGCGACTCAACTAATGCCGCCAGACTAACTGGATCAATAGGGTATCGTAAAGGCTGTGAATCTTTTTGATCCAAACGCCTTCTTAAATCATCAATTTGTTGTTGCATATCATTCATGATGTTTTTAATTAATGTCCCTTCGACTGAGCTGTCCAAGTGGTGTTATTCTTCGATTGGGGCGTCCAAGTGGTGTTATTCTTCGATTGGGGCGTCCAAGTTGCACTATTTTTCGACTGGGCTATCCAAGTAATTAAACCTCCTAATACCGCAGAAATCGTTTGTCCTGTAACATTATAAATCGCTGTAGAAATGTTCAATATAAATTGCCTAAATTTTGACATTGTTACCGTTCGTCCTGTAACAGAGTATGTCGCAGTAGCTATTGAAAGAGTAAGGGATTGAGAAACCGAAGGCGTCCATGTGCCAGTTGATGTAAAAGTCCAATAATCATATGTTCCGTCAGCTGTATGTGTGCCTCCTGTTGCGCTAAGAATTACTCCTAAAAGGGCTTTTATAACCACCTGTCCAACTGCTCCTGCCCCTGAAAAAACACCAGAGGTACCAGATCCAGACGCCCCTCCACCACCACCCACTGTGCTACCTGCGGTACCAGTAGAACCACTGCTCCCTGCTCCGCCGTCACCGCCGTCACCGCCGCCGCTACCTGGCGTATTTGAATTTAGTGTTCCACTATTTCCTGTATTAGTGCTCCCTGCCGCTTCGCCCCCTCCTGTGGCAACGTTTGAACTACTATCTATATTACCTCCGGTTCCACCTGTATGCAGTACGTCTCCAATTGTTCCAGATCCAGGGCTACCCCCACTGACATTTGAACCTCCTCCAAACTGACCTCCACCTCCACCAGTTGCATAAACTGTTCCTGTAGTGCTAAACCACGAATCTCCTCCGTTTCCTCCAGAAGTACCAACCCCGTTAACGGCTGCCCCAACTGCTCCCACCGTAACAGTATAACCAGTACCACTAGTTACGGAAAAGGCATTGAGTTGAGCGAAACCACCTCCGCCACCACCTGTGGCCCTTGGATGGGTTCCTTCTTTCGCCCCACCTCCTCCACCTGCCCTGACTTGTACAATGACTGTTGCCATAGTTTATCCGTTACTCACCAACCCGTTGGTTGAGTCAAAAGAAAGAAGAAGAGTATCTCCATTGACCCCGTTCATGTTTATCTCACTGCCGTAATCAACCCAACCGACTATATTCTTGCTAGCGGCAGTTATGTCATAAAATACAATATATCTAAATTGTGCTACTGCACCTGTAGAAGAAGTGAGTGTAAGATTAGCGGCTTTTAGATTCCATGTAGTCGTAGCTGAATTAGTCCATGTAACACTAGCTAATGTTCTTGAGGAAAGGTTTGTATAAGAAATCTCGGTAATATCCGCCAAAACATGGCTTGATGCCGTAGGTGCAACATCGGTTAAAGCAACACCTAAACTATCAGATGAAAAGTTAAATATCGCTTTTCCCATATCTCCTGCGAAACTGTTAATTTTTTGTAATGTAGCCATTGTTTATTTATAAGTCTGATAATCACTCTGTAGCGAATACTTGCGATCCAATTGCTTGGAGGAATACTGGGTACGAAGACGTGCTTCAAAATCAGCAAGAATCTTTAAATAATCATTAGCCTGTTCCATTCCTTTCGCCAAACAGTATTCAGAAGCCGGACCATAGGCCAACATAGCGTGGAAAGTATCGTCGAAACCTGGCACAAGCGTGCCTGTAGTCAAATCAGATAGAGTGTATGGAGTCGCTTGTCTAAACCATTCCATAATCATCTGCCCACCAGCCGCAACATCTGCGGCAGTGGCTGCCGGATAAATCCACACGGAACCAAATTTAATGTCATACCGTGGAGACGTCCTGGAATAACTCGCATCAATCTTTGCATTCTGTGTTGTATCGGCTGATGTAGAATTACCTATACCGCTATCCGAAAACTCTACTGGAGTAGCGCGATAGAAATTCGTACCATCATAAGCGATAGAAAGAGATTTTATTTTCAACATCTTCTCAGAAACCGGAATGGCATAGTCTCGATTGGTCGTAAGAGGGGTTGTCTTTATTGGATAGTCCGTCTTGTTTCCATCATCGAAATCCGTCTCGTCTTGTGAATCAAGAATCATGCCGATAATCTTCTGGAGCCAGATGTTGATGTCTATAAGACGGTCAGAATTGGCATACTGATTTGTGTCAGCGGTTGTGAGAGAGCTTATCTTGGAATTAATATCCTGCAAAGTCATTTGGTTTGTTTGTTAATTTGTAATTTACCAACATCCATTCTTTTGTGACACCGGGCGCACAAACGCATCCAATCAGAAATGTCTCGTTTATATTTTCCACTTAGATTAGCCCAATGGATTTTATGTCCAACCAAATCTGTTTCCCCACAATGAGCGCATGTAGTCGGTTTACCTAATCTTTTTATAATCCAATGATGTATGCCCCGATACCCAACTTCATCACCAGACCAATTCCAATGTTCTTCTCCAAGTTCATATTGAATACCAGTATTCCATGCTTTTTGTCCTATATGAGCCTTACTCAAATTTTCTTTCCACTTGGCATCAAATTTCATTCCACGTCTTTTGGCAGCACGCTTCTCAATTGCTTCTGGAGTAAATAATCTAATAGGAACACCTCTCTTTTTTCCTGCAAGAGAAAGAGATTTAATTATTTCTGGTGTTCGTGTATATACTCCACTTGGCATAAAATTGTTTTATATATAAAAATACCTGCCGTCTTACGGATAGCTCAGATTGATGCTTCGACAATCCAAGCTCTCAGAAAGAAAGCAGGTAAGGATAATTGATAACCGCCTCGTGACTGTATTATAGCACACTATGCACTTCTATGGTCAACCTTGATATCCTCAAACTCGCCTAACTGTGCCGCAATCTTGTTTTTAAGGGCTATACGTTCTTTATTGATGTCCCGAATAGCCAACGCGCGCCGCCCCACTTCCTCAAGTCCCAAAATGTTCTCTTTCCCACGTCTAATGTCCGATTCCAAGTCCCAAATACGGCCATTTATCTCTTTAAAATCGTCAATCCAATCGACCAATTTTTGATATTTAATGCCAGATTGTTGAATAGCTTCTTGAAACTGGCTACTCTCATAAGTGGAAATGCCCCCAGGCAATCTTGCCTGTTTAAGAAGTAATATGGAGTACCGGTCAATAAGTTCTGAAAGTGGATATTTCATAGATAGTCTAGTTTGTTATTCACAGATGGATAAGTCGCCATCCTGGCGTTTCCCTCTTTAGGGTTCCAATTAGGCCTAAATGGATTCTTGATATGCACGTCATGATCCCATGCTACCGCGGGGTTAGTGAACACACAAAGAAACTTATAACCCTTCGCTTCCGCGCGCATACCCACAGAAACATTATCCATGCTCCACCATTTATCCAACTCTTCGTCAAATCCTCCAATATCATAGATAGCCTTCTTCGGAATCGCCCCCCAATCTTCCTCACACGTTCGCCACAAACAATCTGTGTAATCAGTCTGTTCCGGACGCTGTTTATACGCTCTCCAGTCCCACATTGGCTTATCCTTCCAGTCTTTTACTTTACCGACAGGAGCGGTAAACAATGTATTTGGATGTTCCTGATACGCTTTCCAAAACCTCTCAAGGCCGTCATCAAGTATGCGAATATAGTCCTGATAACATACAAGGAGCTCGCCTCGCGCTCGCTTGACCATCCGATTCCACGCGGCGTTTAGATCATAGCCGTTACGAATAAGGCCGATTTCTGTAAGGAACTCAAACTCATCTCCAGGCATTGTTTGTCTCTCTAAACACTCTTGGACAATCTTCAATCCCTCCGGTCTAATGCTCGGACAAATTATGCTGATGAGAATTTTTGACATATTGATTATGGTTATTACAAAATAAGGATTATCGAGTATTTCATAAATCTTGTCGCCCAGTTGGCTTAGGAATGTGTTTTGAGTAAATACGCATAGCATTTGTTGTCGGGAGCCAGATAGTATGAAGTCCTCTGGCCTCGACTGCCTCATTAACCCCATCAGAATTGTTGAACCAACAATCATGGAACACCACCACAGCGCTCTTGGCTAAATATGGAAACAGAGCATCAACCTCCTCGAGCACATCATTAATGCCATGAAAGCCGTCGCAGAAGAAGAAGTCTATGTTCTTAACGTCCAAATCTTTACCTCGAATCAGCTTGAAAGTCACAAGAGGATCAAGTTCCGGAAACTTTAGGAAGTTCTTATGCGCGTACCACTCTGGATTAGGATCGCAAGTGGTCAGGTGGCCAATACCATTCTCCTTAATGGCTGCAGCCATATAGCAAGCTGTAAGCCCGCGATGGGTGCCGGTCTCTACGACCACCTTAGGTTTAAGCTCACGAATCAGCCAGTAGAGCAACATCTTCTCTCCATAAGACGTTGAATCGTCTTTAGGTACTTCTCTTATAATACGTTCTTCAAGTTCTTTATTTTCCATGTTGTTTGAGTACCTGATTGATACCCTGTATTATAGCATCTGCATAATGTTTCGCCGTCCACTTCCGTTCAATATAAGTTCGCCCAGCCGACCTATGTTCTGGTGTCCAAGTCATAATATCTCCAATCGCCTTACGGATAGAATGCTCATTTGGATCGACCACCAACCCCACACCAGACTCCTCAACATATTCACGATTCTTAGGGCTGTCAGACATTACAATAACCGGAATACCCGCCGCCATGGCTTCAAGAGTGATACGCTGACCACCACCATTCTTATCAGAAGTGTTGACACAACACCAAGAAGCATTATAAAGAGTATTCAAAGTTTTATACGGAACCTCATCAAACACAAGGGTACCTTCTTTGCGAGCATTGATAAAACCGATAGGATCTGTCTCCTGGAATCGTCCAGCGATAACTCCTTTACTCCCTAAGGCGCGAGCAAACAATGACTGTCTCTTCCAACTCGCGCACGTACCCGGCATGATAGCATCAAAAACCTTAGGTTGTTGTTCAGGCTTCATAAGCCCAGAATCTACCCCAAACGCCCGCAACCACGGCTTACCTATAGCTGAGAAATCATCTTCATTGACTTTACTTTCAACAAGAAAGAGGTCAAAACCATCACACCATTCTTTCTTCACTGGACCACCGGCGAAGAGGAGAATCTTTGGTTTTGGATTCCTTCGTATCTTTTCGTAATTATCTCGATCTTTTCCCCCGGCAGTGCATGGTGCTTCCCAGTACAATATAATATCAACATCGTCAAGTATCGGTTCCCACGGCTCCTGATACCTAACAACGTGATCTTTCTCAATAAGTTTCATCGCGGCACGAAGGCCGTCGCCCCAATGCCCGTAGATATGCTTTTCTCCTATGCCTTGCCAACAAAAATTAATTATCATTTGAATATTTCCGCCCAGGCGTTAGCGACTCTTGACCATTTAAATGTTTCGCCTATATCAATGCCCCCTTCTTTCGGTGGATTTTTTAATGCCTCAACTACAGCGTCTACCCATGCCTTTTGTTCTTTCTTACCTTCAAGACCAAAAGAAATCTGATATGGCTTACTCCAATTATCTTTAGTCTTGGTTGAATGAATTTTTGCTCCCCATGAGATACTTTCATTCAACGCCGCGAAATCAGTGGCTACAGGATAGCAACCGGCTAACTGGGCTTTCTTAACGCTCAAACAATCTATTTCGTAAAACTCTGTTGGATAGGCCAATATTGTCGCCCGTTGATACCATTCAGCACACTCTGCTTGAGGAATCTTACCCAATGACATAATCCCCGCCTCATCACACTCCTTCTGAATCTTATCGCGCCATTCTATCATTCGTTTATCGTTCCTAAACGACAAGTCGAAGGTTGTCCAACCATAACACCACGCCAATTTAGCCTGCGGCACCCTTTTCTTCACCTCCAGAAATAACTTTGGAAGCACGTCCATTGAGCGGTCTGGACTTGAAGTGTTCAGTAATAGATACGGATCACGCTTTACTGTACCCTCAAACATCGATACATCAATACCATTAGGAATAATGGCAATCTGTTCGCCTGTCACATTAGGGAACAAGATTCGATGTGCCTGAGTCTTTACAAACACCTTCGTAATCTTCTTTAACCTTGCTTCATTAAACTCCCCAGCAGATATGACATCGTGCATATCCACATAGATATTCGTCGCATTAAGCTCTCGGTCCGCTAAACGCGGAGAACGCCAGAGAATGAGATGGTCATATTTATCCTTCGGATTGTACGACCAGAACGGCTTATATGTCACTCCGTCGCGTACCATATCCTCAAAACCACAGGAATTGAATACGGTAACATTGTAACCTAGCTTCACCCACTCCTTCGATAGATTGATAACTGCCTCTTCGGAACCGCCAAAACCTTTAGTCTTGAACAGGTCCGGATTCCAATCAAAACTAGTCTCCCCACAATAATAAGCAATATCCTTCCCAGTTGACGTTGTTTTAACAAAGTATTGATTCCTAATACGGCAGATAGCAGGATGTGATTGTAGATCGATAGGGAGCTTCTTGATATTATACAAAATCTTATCCTTATCCCCATTCAAAGTTTCCATGTGCTTAACCGCATCAAGAACGCTTTGCAGACGCTCCAACTCCTTCTCCATGATGGTTATTTTCTCCTGAAGGCTCTTATCATCTGGATAAATGGCTAGACAGCCTTTGAGCATTGGCAGAGCATAATCAGGTCTAGCCTTATTGAAATACACCTTAGCCAAGGCCATCATCGGATTGTAATCATAATCACGAGGATTATAGACAATGGTTCTATGATACTGAGGCTTCATCTGCAAACCGATAAGTAAATACTTCTCCGCCTTGTCAAAGAAGTTCTTACTAAAATAGAGATAGCCCAAAGCGTTATAGGCATCTGGTGCTTCCGGGAACATACCAATGGCAATCTGTAGACACTCAACGGCTCTATCAAAGTTTCCTTCAGCATTCTCGCAGGCAGAAAGCCTCATATAGACCAAATACTTCTCATCATCTGACTGAGACATTTCCATGAATGTTTTGAAATTCTTGATGGCAAGCTTATTATTACCGGCACCGAGATAGGAATTGGCAAGATTGAAATAAGCCCTAGGATCCTCCTTTTTTAGCTTCAATTCCTCCTTAGAAATCTCAACATTTCTTTTTGCTGCTACTGCACCACGCTCCTTCGTGGTCAAATGAATCCTTTGAATATCTCCAACGAACCAGGCATTTAGCTTGCGGTTCTCATGGAAATCCTCATGAAGTTTGCCAACCCAGTTGACACATCCATCATTACGGACAACTTGGGTTTTCTTGTGAACAACTGTTGGATTATTCGAGCTATCGAACTCATAAAGATAGTTGAATAAGAAGGCATCCACAGCCGCACTTTTCTCAAGAATGTCCCTAAACTTATCTAGGTTTTGCCAAACGTCGTCGGCGTCGCACCACAAAATGTAATCATAATCCTTTGTAACCTTAGAGAAATTGAAATTCCTAGCTGCCGCAAAGTCATTGATCCATTCAAAATAAGACACATTAGCCTTAAACTCAGCCCCTACCTTGCACACTGCGGCATTCGGTTCTTCTCCTGCTTTGTGAGTAACCGTTAAAAAGATACCGTCAACATATGGTGATATGGACTTGAGACACCGGCGCAGAACGACAGCTTCATCGTCTGATCCTTTACAAATAATGGCGGCAGCGAGTTTCATATCTTGGTCAATGAAAATTGAGGAAATTCTTTACAGAACCACCTCTGTGCTTGTAAATCCTTAAACTCAATACGTTCCTCTTGGGTTAATTTGAGCCCTATCATCGCCGATAATTTCTCACTGACACTGAATAACGCACGTTTGATACCCTTGGTAGCTGGTATCTCGGCATATTCAGATTGTAGGTTTTGGCGCTGTTGTTCAATAATAAGCATAAGTTTCTGATATTCCTCTGGGAACATGTTCTGATAGTCCTTAACGGCCATCCTGACTTTTGTTTTAGTCCTTAAGTTCAGCATGTTTTTCTCGTTTAAACGCCGTGACAACCTCGGTAGTGATAATCATGCCGGCCAAAGAACAGGCCGACTTCAGTGCCGCTATAGTAATCTTCACAGGATCGACCACTGAATCCTTAATTACAATGCCCCCACTATTCTTCTGAATTTGCTCATACGGGGCGCTTAATGCCTTGGTCAACAGGTTTTTTGGTAGATCATCAGCAATCTCTTTTAGAGCTAAACCACCACCTTTTACCACACCATCTTTCAACGCAGCCGGCACAGCGTTTACCGAATCCTCACATTTCAACTTGAAATAATGTCTTTCAAACTCCGACTCACCACCAATCTTGATTATTGCCATGCCGCCCCCTAAGAAGGCTATACGTTTCTCTAGCGCATCCCGATCAAATGCGGATTCAGTCTTGGCCAAAACGGTCTTTATCTCCTTCACCCTAGCCTTTGTATTTCCCTCACCCCCCATAATAAAAGTCTTAACCTCTCCTATAACGGCGCGAGTCGCAGTACCAAGATTGACTACTTTAAAATCATTGAAAAAAGCATCCCCACTAGCATATGTATTCTTATCCAAAAACTTAGCCTGTGTAAGAGTACAGACATCAACAAGCAAATCATCCTTATCAAAAGTAGGTAATTTCAAAGCCACAGCAGTAAATAAGCCTTTAGTCTTAGTCGTAGTCAAACGGCTTAACGCGTCCCTTGAAAACTCCGGAGCGATAATAATAAGCTCTTTGACTTCTGCGGCTATAAGTTCTCCAATAAGATTAACAATTGGCTGGAGAGCATTACCGTCAATCTTATTATTGGTCACTAAGATACGAGGCTTCTCAATAACACATTCCCTCTTATCATTGTTGATATAGTAATCACTGTGCCATCCGGCATTAAGTTCAATGCCTTTATATATCTCATATTCAGTCTTTACTCCCTCCTCGATAGTCACATACCCATCCTGGCCAATCTTCTCATAAATGTCCGTCACCATCTTGGCAAGCCACTCATACTCGCCTGATACCATTGCGACATTGTAAATGTCCTTTTTAGTTATAGGTCGAGCATGTTCCTTGAGCTTTTCCACAACTTGACCGCACCAATGATCGACCTCCTTTTTTAGTTTAATACTGTCCACCTTATTCTTAACAAGTGAGCCATCATCCTTTAAAACCTCGAACAGTTCGGCAACAATGGCCTGAAGAAGAACCGTCGTAGTGGTTGTGCCGTCTCCACCCTCTCTATCCGTGATCGAGGAAGCCTCTTTCACCATCCAGACACCCTGATTCTCTATCTCATCATCCGCTTCAATATTTCTGGCGATGGTTACACCATCGTTTGTAATATCTGGTGGAATATCCATTTTACCGAGGACGGCGTTTCTTCCACTTGGTCCCAAGGTAACTTTGACACAATCGGCCACTAGGTCGATTCCTCTCTTCAGCGCCTCCCGCGCTTCTTGTCCTTGTTTGATTATTTTCATTTAATTTACTCTCAAGATCGGTGGGGAAAGGGATCTTGAGTACCAAACCCCACCAACAAATTAATCCCGATAAGATTAATTCTAACACACTTTATGCGGTCAGCAAATATCCTGAAGAAAAATGATTAGAGTTCTGGTTGTGGAATTCCACCGTGCAAGAACCATAAATCGCCCTCTTTGAATACGCACCGGCCTCTGCTAGCTGCTTGATAAAAGGCATATCAAGATACGCGACTTTTATCTTCTCCGGACGAATGGCCAAAACACGGCCCGTAGCATCACCGCTCTGTTGAACGTAACGATGCTTGTGGATCTGGAGAGTACCCATAGAGGTTTCGAAGCTAGTAACAGTCCTTACGATATTCATGACCGAAGGAGTATTAACAACGACGTTGCTCTTCTGAGTAAAGTTATCCACAACACGCCTCATGATACCGCCAACGTAGACATCCGTAGCAACATCACCATTGGAAGTGTTCCAGCAGTTCTGTTGTAGAGCGTCCAAAATCGTTGCTGAGAACACGGTTCCAGATGTCTGGGCAGTCGTGTTATTAGCAAGCGAAGTTCCGTTGATAATACCATCGAACGTTGCGACGGTTCCCGAAAGACCTGAAGCAAGCGTTCCACGAACTAGATCGAACTCAAGAGCATTGCCCCAGTCCTTCAATCCCTTTGTCAACTGACGATCATTTTCGTTAACACCGGAATAAGACTGAACAATCTCTTCGGGACGGGTCACCAAGATAGCCTTAGCGATTTCCTCCACGATGTTTGTCAAGCGTGTAGGAGTCGTTAGGGTGCTCAAGGTAAAGTCTGTCCCCTGTTGAACCGCGAGCGAAGCTGCGGTAAGGAGTGTGTCGATCAAGTAGGAGTGAACCGTATTGATAGCCTTTGTCTTTCCCAAAGCTGATTGAACAGAGTTCTCAACAGCGGTAAGAATTTCAATGGAGTTCAATACGACATCCTCTCTTTTTGACACATCCCCGTAAGTCTGCAATGCGGATGCAATGGCCATAGACTTATTGTCTCACTATCTATTCAAAAACTACATCTCGTATGCCTCCTTAACGGCATCAACCGCAAGGCGGTCTACTTCTTCCTTCGGCCTCCCTTGGTAGTTGCCTGTTTTAAAGGCGGCTTCCTGAAGTTCACGGGCCTTGGAGAGATTGTCTTTACTTGTAGCAAGACGAGGGTTACTTTCAAGCACAGTTCTCAATTTCTGTGACTTATCGTACTCCGATACTTTGTTAAAAACGGTTTTAAACTCTTCGCTATTCACGACCTCCTGGGGGGATTTCCCGGTAGATTCGATGATTTTGCGAATAGATGGGTCCGCAAATTGAGGATTCTTATCATAGAATCGCTCTCTGCGTTCCACTTCCAGTTCTTTCGAGAGCCTTTCGATGCCATCGTTCTGTTGAACGGAGGCTCGGACTTCTTTCTCAATGTCTTCTTTCTTTTTCCCAACATAGGAGAAAGTGTCTTTGAGCGCCTTTAAGGCAGAGTCTCGATTAGGAAACTGCTTGCCGAGGTGCTCGTTAAGCTCTGCGAGCGTCAGACCTTCTGGCGCTGTAACGGGTGCGGGGGCAACAGTCGCTGCTGCGCCTGCAGGATTCAATTGAGATCCTTCAGGTACTGCTGCGGCGGTAGTGTTGTCTGGGTCCATAAAATTTGTAATGTACTATCTATTAAAATGCGCTTTCGATAAACGCACCGGGTTAAATACCCGCCTGAAGCATGGCGGAGACTCAATCCTTTTTATAAATATACTTATGCTTTGGTGTCAATGTTCTGTTCTCATCCGCCTCAATCGCCGTTCCCTTGATATCCTGCCAGAATGACAGTAGTATCTCATGAGCCTTCTTTCTTGACAAGATGTCATTTCGTATCGTGGTCTTGTTAAGGTCATTGATATCAAAGACATTCTGTAATGAAAGCAACTTATCAAAAAACCTCTGTTCCACATATTTCCAACCCTCATGATTAACCACGTCCTTAATAAGCCTCTGCTCGGCCAAAAGAGCATCTGTCTCAGGATCTATTTTATTGTTTTCTGATTGCGGCATTTTGGAATACTTGTTGAGCGTTCATTGGGCTTGGAGCAGGCTGCTGTCCTTGAGGAGCCGCGCCTGGAGGTAATTGTCCCTGAGGTGGCGCTGGATTAATCTTTGGCAATGACATACCCATCAAATCATAGATATCTCTCATCATAGACTCACGATACTCCGGCGCTATCTGTAGCATCTGAATCAAATTATTGATCGTGACTGATGTATCAATCTCTTCATTCATAATCCTGACCTTCGTATCAACATGTTCAGCAATCAAGTCCTGCACAGTCTCTAAGAATATCTGAGGCTTGCTCAAAATCTTGTCAGTCTCTTTCTGAATCTCACGCATAACCTCCATCTGTGTTGGTACGGCCTTAGTGTTCTGGAGAGTGTTCATAACTGAATTCAAGGCGATAGACTCAGCAAGTTTCTTATATCCCTCATCAGCCGAGCTAATCTTATATAAATCACCTATTGAAACAGTCTTAGCGATGATAGGAAGAGCATGGCGATCTATCCAACGCTCTAAGAACGACCCGGCACCTTCTTTGAACATGGTGTAGGAGCTCTTGGCGTTTGTGTTAGCGGTCGTTGTCGCGGTTGCTGACACAGAAGCCTGTGTCATTTGGCCATTAGAAATAGGGAAGGCAGAACTGATCTGTTCTGCCCATGCCTTAATAACCTCCTCATCCTTGTAAGACGCTTCTGAAGCCTCCTGGACATTCAATTGCTGGATATCATCCATGTCCTGAACCTGTACTGCACCGTTCACTTGGAGACGGCTGAGAGTAGTTGAGGTGATTCCTTTACCTTTCTTGATCTTGAAGAGGCCAAGTTGTGACACATACGAACGTCCAATACGGATGTTCATAATGGTGTTCAAATACTCCTGAAGCGCTAGAATACGTTCAACTGGACCAAGCCCGTACCAGCGCCCATTAATCTTGGCCGCACGCCATTCCTCATAAGGCTTGAGGACGTTCCCGAATTTATCCTTCTTTGTGTTCTGCTCAATCAGGTGTACTTCCGGCCCAGTAGTCTCCAAACCTGAAACAATGACATGTCCATCAATCTCGTCATACGCATCATCGGCCTTCTCGTCGCCGGTTACCATCCACTTCGGAATCTTCCCCCACATTTCCCAAACATCACGATAGTTTCCAGTGGTGCGGGTACCAAAGTTTGAGCGTCTCGAACCATCAACTCTGTTAAGAACTTCAGAGCCAGGAAGTTCCTTACCGTCCTTACCACGTGTATTCATCCACCCGGTCATAGCACTGATTTGTTCCGGTAATAGGATTGCGCGTTCAGTTACGCGATATGCAGACTGTATATTTTCCTCTGTCGGATCGATATAGAAGTTCAACAAGTCCACTGATCGGCGCTTGAGAACAACCTTACCACTCGACTTATCCTCCCATGTCTTCCAGACAACCGTCCCATCTATAAGAACTTGTCTCTCATCGCTGTCGAGAGTCTCACCAAAATACATCCTGTCAAGATAATCCTTAACCGCCAAACGAATAATAGCAGTGATGTCATAACCAGAAGGGTTCCTTGCCATGAAGTCAATGTCCTTCTGATCGATGTCAATGTTCTTTACCCATGCCTCAACAGTGGCCTGTGCAAGACCAATCCAAATCTTATCCCTGCCGGTATTCTTATCAACAGGTTCATCAAAAATGCCCCAGAAGTTCTTTCTGAAAATACGAATAAGCTCGCGCATACGGAACCCAACTTTCGGAGTAATAAAAGAAACGGCATCCTCCCAGTTGTAACGCTCTTGGTCAACAATGGTGATGGCCTTCTGCTCTATCTTCTTCTGCAAATTTGTTTTCTTCGCCATATTAAAAATGTGAGAGGTAAGGATTAGCCCGCCTACTAAAATGTATTATACCATTAGTTGTATTTGGTTGCATAGAGGCCTATCTGTTCCTCTTCAGGATCACGGCGCGACGGGGAAGTGATAACTGGGACGACCCCCCAGTAAGCCAAAAGTTTACCCATCATCCGGTCGTCATGATATCCCCGTTGTGCCCCAGCACCCTTTTGCGCGGCTTCATCGGTGTAAATGAACGTGCGAGACTCTTCTACGGTCTTTGTGTCACGGATCTTAGGATACTTCTTATCGAGGAGGGTACGGAAGTTCTCAATGAGTTGGGTCTTAGATGAGAAGTTGGTATAGAAGCCTAGCTTCTGTGTACGCTTGTTCTCTCGATGATTGAACACCTCACGAATATAGATATTAGAGTATATCTTCTTGAACTCCTCAATAAAGGCCTGACCGGCCCCCGTCACTTCTGGGACGACTAATGGCTCGGAGGAAAGAGAATAGAGAGAGGCCAACTGAAAAGTCTTCTGCACAATAACGTTGTTGGGAACGAATCCAGAATAGTTAGCGACTTCTTCGCCGGTATCCTTATCCACAACACATATGTGACACGGATCTTCCGCACCTAGAGACGGGTCAACACCAATCTGATAAGAGTGAGCTTCTGGGTTGGTGTATATATTGATACCATCATACGCGCGAATAGTCTCTTTCGTTGTGGTAGACATGAAATAAATCTGCTCTTGGCTGTAGACCGTACCTTCAACGAGAGTCGTCGGGTCCCAGATACCATAAACAAACTTGTCCCTGTAAATCTTTGGCTTAGCCATTTGATCCTCTATGAAAGAAGGAGAAAGATTTTCCTTGTTATCAAGCATTGATGTTTCAATGAGCTTGGTGCCTGGACGTGGATTAGTTTTGAAATAATCATAGGCCCAATAGTTCGCTGGGTTTCCGGTAAAACACATCTGCTGAAGAGGAACGTCACGACGAAGACGGCCAGTAAGAGCCTCGATAATGGAATAATCAATTTCCTCAAGTTGGTCAATGAAGACTCCACCTAAGTTGAGGGACTTAATCTTCTGTACGGACTTCTTTATATCTTGGCTGGTACCGGCCTGCATGACATCAAGACCGTAAATAAGGATTTCAGAACCGTTAGGGAATTCGATGATGCCGGGCCCTGGTCGATATGTGTAAGTACCTTCTGGGAATATGTCGAAGATGTCTGGGAGGGTGGCTTGCTCGACGTCAATCCTAGACTTGCGGCCTAGAAGGATTCTGTTGTTGGGGAAGAACATACACAGAAGATAAAGTTTAACGATGAAAGCAAGTGACTTACCGGAGGCGAAACCTCCGTTAGCGAGGACCATACGATCCTTAGAATTTACAAATTCTTTTTGTTTAGGAGTGAGCTTGAACTTGCCGAAATCTTCTATCTCGACTTCTCCACGGAGCCAGCGTTGGCCTAGAAGTTCATAGTCATTCATTTTCGTTTATTAAAGATTCCACAAAATCAATCTCTTCTTCAGTGTCAACGCATTCAATGAAAGTTGTTGGCGGAGTGTTTGACAGCATATTAATTTGGCAACGGCTCTTCCTTTTTGTCAATAGTGACTTTTTCATCAAAATTTTGGATACGTGAGTCCTCTTCCTTTTGATCGCCGTTTGGAGAATCGGGACGGGGGTGGCTCTGTATAGCCGTTCCATAATTATGGCTATGCTGAGCCGTACAGTCCACGTCGCACAAGATGTATTGTGCGACACTCTCAACGGCTCTACTTGGCGCTACTTCTTTTACGGTGAGGTTGAGGGTTGGGTTCATATTGATCTTCTGCTCTTCCCATTGTATGCCTTGCTTCTTTAGTAGTGGCTCTAACGCTCGCAATTTAGCCGGATAGTTTTTATCCTGCTCTATAATTTTCTTGAACTCTCTTGAAACATCTCTAGAAGTCATACCAAGGAACTCTAGGATCGCGTCTTTGTCTCCAGATGAAGCGACGGCGCGCGTGGCTGTATCTATAATCTGTCCGCTGTTGGCTCTAACATTATTCCCAGAATATCCCAACGGCGGTAAAGCTTGACTAGCCTTGTAATTGCTGTCTTTATAAGCTTTCAATATCGTTTTTGCTTTTTCTAGTGGCATAGCCATATTGCCCGTATTATACGATATATATGACTATATACGCAAATATAGGCAATCCGGACCGCATGAAAAGTTATCCACTTTTAGCCTTTACTTATAACATGCGATAGTTTATAGTATACGAGTAGTCGCATTAATAAATAATTATCAGATAACAAAAATGAAACATAGTAATCTATATCCAATCGTGCAACCGATCACAGAGCGCCGGTATGCAATAGTATGCGCCGCCTTAATAGTCGTTATAGGCGTAATAATAGGCATGAGCATATGATCTGCACCCGTTGCAACACTCCGGCCACAATCACTATGAACAACGGCGAGGCGATATGTCCGGACTGTTATAAAAGGATCAGAGAAGTAGTAGACGAGATAACTTATCAGATAAATAACAAAGAAAATGAAAAACATAACCCATCACAAGATATATAAAGTGAAAGACTGGAATGCCTCAAAGCGCCATAACGGGCAATATATGCTCGTGTATACACTGGGCAACGGCTCAATGGTAGACGAACCCCGCAAGCGCGGGTATGTAGTACAGAAGTGGCACAATCAAGGCGGAGAGGGGAGCCGGTATTTTAGAAACCACAAACTAGCAATGGACTGGATGAATGTAGACGCATTGTCATAACTCCCTAGCATTGCTTATACACAGTTATAGGCAATGCAATG